TTTGCGCTCTGTCATCTCAATTTCTGTGGCTCCCCCCACATGGATAACCGCTACCCCGGACGACAATCTCACAATACGCTCTTGGATCTGCTCGCACTTTTGAATTGATTCAGTCTGACTAATCAGTGCTTTTAAATTCTCAATGCGTTCTTCTACTTTTTCAAAATTTGCATGTCCTCCCACAAGAGTAGTCCTGTATTGAGTACTTTCAATAAACTTGGCGCTTCCTAGGTGAGACATTTGCACGTCCGGTAACTTAATACCGCTTTCGCGAGTTATAAAGGTTGCACCAATTGAAGTTGCGAGATCATCTAAGGTGTGGCGCCTTTCTTCTCCATATCGCGGTGCTTTGATAGCGGCCACTTTCATAGTGCCACGCATGGCATTCATAATAAGAGCCGCTAAAGCTTGACCTTCTATATCTTCTGCAACAATGACTAGGGGGCGCCCTTCTCTTGCCATCATTTCCAAAAGAGGTAAAATTTGTTCTACAGTTGTAATCTTATAGTCGGTTACCAAAATGAGCGGCTCCTCATGGTGCATAACCGCCCTGCGCTCATCGGTAACAAAAGCGCCGGCGCAGTACCCAGCATCAAACCTAAACCCCTCTGTAACGTCAAGGGAAGTTTCCAGCGACCGTGACTCTTCAATGGTGATTGATCCGTCTTGTCCAACGCGATCAACAGCTAACGCAATAAGTTCACCTATTGTCTTATCATTGTTTGCGGATATAGTGGCAATATGCTGAATGTCTTCGATGCTTTGCACTGGGCGCGCCAATTCTTTAAGGTTGGCTGTTACTTCCTGCACTACCGAATTCAATCCTCGTTGTAATTCTATCGGAGACATGCCGGCTAAAATATATTTCTGAGATTCTAATAGGATTGATCGCGCTAGCACTGTAGCCGTTGTGGTCCCGTCACCAGCGTCACTATTAGTTTGAATAGCTGCCTGTTTGATAATTTGGGCGCCTGCATTTTCGAAAGGATCATCAAGCGCAACAAAATGCGCTACCGTGACCCCATCTTTTGTAATAAAAGGAATCTTCCCCTTTTCCTGCAACAAAACATTACGACCACGTGGTCCCAATGTAGACGCAACGTTGTCTGTCAGAACATTTACTCCCTTCATAATTTTTTGTTGTAAACTTTCTTTACTCTCATAATCTCTACTCAATGCTCACCTCATGTTAATAGTATAATCTCTTTTAAACAGTTTGTCAAGTTATTTATTTCAAGCTTCTGTCTCGGGGGTAGCCACGTCTGCAGCCAAGAGCTTCACTACTTCTGTGCCCTCGTCTTGTGCTTTTTGATTAGCGTTCATCGCTGTCGAGCGCCTGTCTGAACTAAAGTATTTACCAATATTTTCAGTAAAATCCTTCGTTGTCTCTAAAAGCGTCATCATATCGGTGCCCATCTTCTTGATATAAATATCAGCACATGCCTTAATATTTTTAGTAGAGAGATTAAGCTCGCCATAATATACAACGTTGGCAATATTAGTAATCTTCTCGGTGGCTGCAGCACTAATTGCCCACTGCTTTCCTCCAGTGTCGCCTTTGGTTTCCATGAGTTGGCGCTCTTGTTCCATCATAATCTTCTCTCTCTCGTGAAACTCTCCAAAATAAGACTCTGCGAGTTGTTTGGGCTCTTCGGGCTGACCTTCAGCATATCCAGTGTTGTATGCCTTTATTGCTGCGTTAAGGACTCTCTTCTGTTCAGGCCCTTTCAGTTCGGGTTTTGTTGCGAGCCAGCTTTCAAAATCAGGTTCTTTGCCGGCTTCCGCATCAGCCTTGCCTTGTGATCGGGCGGAAAATCTCTCTGCTCTTGTTCTTTCTCCCGAATACTGTTTCTGCTTTACAGCCGGATCTTTGGGCGCGCTGGCGCCGGCATCAAAGTTGCCTTGATCATCAAGATTCTTTTTGAACATCCCCAAGCTCTGATTGTATCCCGGAGTCTGTAAAAGAACTTCTTGCATTTTGAGCAACAAATCGGGAGTGGCCGGTGACGACCACGCTTGAGCGAGTTCATTAATTGCCGGTCCTTGATCGCCAAGAAGATCAGCGTTGCCGGCAGTCTCCATGATCGCTACAAAGTTTTTGCGACTAATAACGAAGTCAAGTAACATCAACTCAGTAACATCATCGCCATCCGAATTTTTGCGCCCAATTAAATATTTGATCTTTTCAACCCCAGAGCCGCCGCGAATAAACAAGTAGTCCACAAGATTAGTAAAGCTTCCGTGAATGGGCGTTTTAGGGCTGAGTAATTTAAGGCTGACCGGCTCTTCATCGCCAGTAACAAAGTCTTCGATAGGGAGAGTTCCACCAACGCGACCAGCGATTTGTTTACCGTCTGTGATCGCTGCCATAAACCCCTCAAACACGAAGCCCGACGATGACTCACTATAGTCATTCAAACATGCTTGAAGCGCCTCGATAATCATCATCATATTTAAAATGGCATTGAATCTCATGCCGGTGCCCTTGCGCTTTGCCGAGACGGGATCAACAAAGCTGTTGACGTGAGCGATCCTGGCCTGAACACTCGGTTGACGCGTAATCGATGCAAAAATTCTATCAATATCTTTTCGTGATTGACTGTTGGGATCGCCCCACGCTTCATTGGGCATGAGCTTTGGAATGGGAATAGACATGCTGAAGCGTTCTGCTTCGTTGAGAAGGGGAGTTGGGGTAGAACTATCTATCACCTCACCCCCTATCGTCTCATAAACTCTCTCCACCATTTCTAATAGCGAAGAAAGATCAACAGTGTTTTTCTTTTCTTTTTCTTTACCATATTCTATTTCTAAAACATCACTTAATCCATCAGACATTTTTTAACTCCTTATACAATCTCGTCCGCAATTCCATATTCCACGGCTTCCTCTGCTGATAAATAGATATTAACCTTTTGCTCCAGCATTTTTTTAAGTTGGGATTTGGTCATTTTTGTTTCCTCTATTAAACGGTTTATGTACATTGCCTGTAAATCTTGAATAGCTTCCATTTCATTAACTAAGTTGTGGAGAGAGCCGTGGTTGCCAGCTACCACCGAATGGAGCATGACACGACAGTTTTTTCCAATTTTACGCTTACCGTGTGTTCCACCGGCGAGGAGGAGCACACCAGCCGACATCACCTTTCCCATCCCAATGGTGCTGATGTCTGTGGTTCCTTGGATTTGCTTCATCATGTCATACAAAGCAAACATGTCATCGGCATTACCTCCATATGTAGAAATATAAAAGTCGATGTCTTTCCGTTTAGTTTGGTCTTCAATAAGTTTGTTTTGTTCATTCATATACAAAAGAGACAAAATAACCTCTGCTACTTTTTCTTCAACAACATCCGCGAATAGCCCCACTAGTCGCAATTCAGGCTCAGCGTTCTGATCGGCTCCTCCTTGGACGAGGAGAATCTTTTTACCATCATCCCCTTCTATGAGTTTGTTCACTTTTTCTTTAATACGATCAATCATCTTAATCCTCCGTAATAAATTTTATTAAATCATCTCGATTAGTCTCTAAAAATTTCATCGCACTATCCCAGTCATGAAACTTAACCAAGTGGTCAAAGAACCCCCCGTGCGCATCAACAATCTTTTGAATGGCGCGCTTTTTATATAACGTCAATTCATCGGTGAATTGACGCTGAAAAGCTTGAAGGTTTTGCTCACTAGCTTTGCTTTCTTTAAGAACATTTAAGCGATACTGGCGGGAATATTGAAAATTTTCTAAAGCTTTCACAGTAATAAATAGTGCGATTAATTGAGTGACATGGATTAATTGCATACTTTTTCGCGCACTGCTCAGAAAATAGAACGTTTTACAGGTTATGTAACCAAACACAAAAACCAAACAATAAAGCCACACGCTATGATCCATATCACTTCCCATCCTTAAAAACAAATAACCACTGGGGGTCCAGTGGTTATTATAACTCTTTACAAACTAAAAGTCAATTACTATTTGTGAGTAAGTCGTTGAAAAATCCTCTCAGTGAGGGCATCAATCATTTCGGCCTTTTTATTTTCTTTAACTAGGCGTGACGCAACACGCTTGGCTACCGCATTTACTAGATCTTCTTTGGTCTCGTATAGATCGCGATTTCCAGGCATCTCTTCTACTTCTTCTTCAGCTTCGATGTCCATACCGGCAGGCTCGCCTAAATCTTCTTCAGCCGATACATCTAATTCTTCTTCACCCCCTTCGAGGTCTACCTCTTCTTCGGCGCCAAGTTCGCCCATTTCAATACTAACTTCTTCTCCGGTCGCGTCTTCAAGCGCGCCGGCAAATGCACTCATAAAGTCATCGAGAGAAATTTGCAGCCCATCGCCGCCCATGTCCATGCCCATGTCATCTTCTACTTCGGCGTCCATGGATAACTCATCTTCGACTGGCTCGTCTGGAGCCATTTCAACTTCGGCATCCATTTCGATCTCTTCGTCTCCAAGCTCCATTGGCTGCTCTTGGAGGCTTAAGCCTTCTACTCTGCTGTTGCCAACGGCGCCCATATTGGCTAATTTCATAAAACGACGAATCTCTGATTCAGTCAAAAGTTTCTTACGAGCCATTATAATTCTCCTTTAAATAAAAACTCACCTGTAATTAGTGGCGTCATCCCATAAATACCTTAAAAATTTAAACCATTCTGTATACAATGCTTTTTTAACTTTTTCAAAGCTTCTGTTTCTATCTGTTTTACTCTCGCAAAAGAAACATGCAGACGATCTGCAACCTCACGCAAAGTGAGCCTCCCATTCTCATAAACAGAAATCAAAGAACAATTATATTCGGGCGAATAATCAATCCAAAGACGACATTCTTGCTGGGGACATTTAATTGCGTGGCGACGGCACAGCCGCGAACATTCTAATAAGCCATCACGTTGTTTCATAAGTCTGGAAATTCCTCTTCTAATAAATCAAATATGTTATCCACCTCTCCCTCTGTCAGCGCAAAATCTCGTAATTTTTGGCGACCCTTTTTTTGAAGCTTGTCGGACTTTGTTAACTTAGCCTTTGATTTGGCTGCAATCTCATTAGTATATTCTAAAATTCGCTCATCATCTTCAATCAATCCTGTAATGATGTGCCGAAAAAAGGTGGCTTGCGTCAATCTCAAATATTTAAGCTTTAAAATAAGCTGTGCGTGACGATAATCGTTTTCAGTAAAAACAATACGTTTTGTTAAATTGCCGTAATCGATGCTCGTGCTCATGTCCATTGCCGGTTCAAAATATGTGTATGACTTTCACTCAACCCAGAAGGGGTTTGATGCACAAATCGGGCTCGAGCTTGTAACTCTTTTAGATTGCGCGCGCCGGTGTAAGAAAACCCAGAACGAATTCCTCTTTCTAATTCTTCGAGGATGTGCTTCACGGGTCCACGATATGGTACGCGCGCGGCCACTCCTTCGAACGAGCTATAGTGTCCATGCCAATCTACTTGTGCCTCTTTACTTGCCATTCCTCGGTAAGATTTCCATCGGGTACCGTCTATGTCCTGGAGGATTTTTCCTGGCGTCTCCTCGGTACCAGAGAGCAGTGAGCCACACATTACAGCATCGGCGCCGGCTGCCAATGCCTTAACCATGTCGCCAGCATTGCGGATGCCTCCGTCAGCTATAATCTTAATGTCTCGGTCTGTCTTGGCACAGTTTATAATCGTCTGTAATCCCGGAATTCCGTGTCCAGTTTGAATTCTAGTGGAACAAATAGATCCGCCACCTATATTGCAGCGCGCAGAGTGGGCGCCCCAGTCGGCTAAATCATTGATGCCTTCTAAAGTGGCCACGTTGCCTGCCATGATATGAATGTTATCGTCTAAGCGGCTTCGAAGGACCTTAAGTGCGTTCTTCATCAAAATATGATGACCGTGAGCTACGTCCACACAAATGATACTTACTCCGGAGAGTGCTAAATCAGTGGCACGCTCTTCAAAGTCTCCTGTGACGCCAACGGCTCCCCCCACCACCGCTTCCGATGGAAGCGCATCGAGGTGCCGGCACTGCTCTTCAATCGACATATAGCGATGAATGATGGCTGTCGCGCGATGTGCGTCCATCGCCCCAGCCATGCGGGAGTCCGAGATGGTATCCATCGGGGAAGCGATGATGGGCAGCAGCAGATATGCGTTTTGCCCTAAGTCGGAAGAAATGTCGATTTCTTGTCGCGAAGTAATATCTGAGTATTGGGGCGACAAGAGAACGTCGTCATAGGAAAGCCCACGTTCCACTATTCTTCATCCTGTGAAGCTTGTGCTGCAGCTTTCGCTTCCTTGGCTTTAGCAGCCTCTTGACTGCGGCGAAAAGTAGGTGATCGAACTTCTAAGTCATCGCCCGAGATGCCTCCTTCTTCCGGGGGTCTATCGCCCCGTCGTGTGACGCCGTCCATCCCTCGAGTGGGATCGGGAGCAACAGGAGGAGCAGCACGGGGCGCAAATCGCGGTCCAAAGTATTGCTGCAAAGTTATCATTACATTCTCATTTTCAGCTAATGCTTTGCCGTGTTTGGCAATCTCTTCTACCCACTCTGTGTGATCGGGGACAGCGCTGGGATTTGTAAGCAATAGTTCAAGAGTAGCATATGCTTCTAGTGCTTTCCCTCGTAGCTGCAAAATGGCAGCCTCATATAAATTTTTTGACATCTTATTTCTCCTTTTCAATAAATGATTTGATATCTTTCACATTATACCATGTCTTCTTGTTGTTTTTCCCCTTGGGGGGATCGGGCATTACTCTAATGCGGGGGGACCTTTTTCCCAACTTCATTACACAAATGGTGGGAATTCCATGAAATCCCAAAATTCGTTCTACGTCTCCATAGTCCATAACATTAAAAGCAAAAAAATGTACATCTGGATAGTGCGTTGCTATATCTTCATATGGCTCTTGCAGCGCATGACAATAGTGACAATTATTAGAATAAAACTTCACCACAATAGTAGCTTTGTCTTCTTTAATTTTGCCACCTAAAATTTGCTGCAGCGCACGTTTAGATAGTCTTTCAATCGGCATTCTTTTTTCCTTGAGCGCGTTCCTTGCGGCGTGTTACGGCGGCGCCCTCTTCTATTAAAGCTGCGAGGCGCGCGCGCTCTTTAGCGGCGCCCACTCCTTCACCAAGGCGCTCATCTAGCACCTTAAGCTGTTGAGTGTGGGTGCGAGAGGTGCGACACTCAGCCATTTCTTGCGCTTGTTCCCGCAACTCTTGGCGCCTGGCGCGCCCTCTATTAATCCGTCTCGTGCTCATCTATCACCTCCTCGGCTTTCTGAATACATGTAGGACAGAAGAGTCTCACCATCTTCTCGCGTATTACTACCTTCCAAGAGAATACCATACTTTTATCTTGTTTGTCAAATGGGTTTTCGCATGCAGTGCATTTATCTGGAAGCTGGTTAAAAAGGAAAATTTTATCCGAGAGTTTTACTTCGGCATCATCCAACCCTTGCTTCTTAAGCGCTCGTCGTTGTTCACGATTCATTAAATTACTCCAATCTTAGGAAAATCTATATAAACATTTCGTGCGCTATTATGAAACACTACTACTGCTGACGGGAAAGGAGCACTATTTTCTCCGTTTCCAAACTTTAGGCGCCCCTTAACAAAATATAACTCATGAGCTTTTAGCACATAATCGTGCCAATATCGCGTATCAGTTCGCGCAGGAATCAATGCCACAACAGTGGTGTTCTCCTTACGTGATTCTTCGTAAGCTTTTTTGATCCAGTCCTTAATTCCTCGACCATAAGGGGGATTCATAAATACAACGTTTCCTCCCCAATCTTGTTCAAGACCGTTGTCGTCCTCGGTATAGTGGTTTGCTACTTTATAGTTGGACTGGTTTGAACATGGGTCCAACGTAAAAGGCCCAAATTTGTCTGACAATTTGTCAAAGAAATGTTGAGGAGTACCCCACTCTTTTGATTTCGAACTGAACATTACTTGTTGTGTACTTTTATCCATCTGTGCTCCCTAGCGCTCCTGCGCCTCTATCGCTAATTGTAATTGGTTCATCATATAATCGATCATTCGCCGCTTCAGCAGGGCGAAAGTGTACTACCGGAATCATTACCAGTTGAGCAATCTTGTCTCCTGGTTGAATCACTTGTAACTGCTTTCCGATATTATGGAGATTAATAAACACCTCCCCATCATATCCTGAATCCACAACGCATGCCCCCACAATGAGGCTGCGCTTTGCTGCTACACTTGAACGGTTCTTGACTTCTATCATGTAACCGTGTGGAACACCAAAGCGCAGCCCGGTGGGGATTACTTTGCCCTCTCCCGGTCGGATCGGCATTGTTTCTGCCGGCTCCATGGGAGAATAATATACATCCAACCCTGCATCCGAAGGATGTCCTCGCGTGGGCGGGTGCGCGTCCGGACGGACTGGGACATATTCTACAATCATTCTTCTACTTCTCCGGTCAACATCTTAAAGTTATCAACCACCTCGTCAATGTTATATTTACCCTTATATAAGCGGTAAGCTTTGACTGCTGCTCGAATCTCGTCTGTATTCAGCCAGCCATTCTCGCGGAATTCCTTACGTAGATCTCTCTTTTGATCCTTATAGGGTTCCATGCACTCTTCAATTGCGTCTAGTGAACGGATGTATTCCTTCACATAACGCTTCTTTTCTTCGTATGTATTGGCCATTAAGCCCTCCTTACATTATTAATATAACAAATTCTCTTTTAAATGTCAATCACTTTCTATAGATTTAATTGAAAAACATGGTTAAGAAAATCACGAATCAAATTATCTTTGCATTCGTCATCTTCGCAATCGGCAAATCTGTAATTATAGGTGTTTGTCTCTTTTCCTATGCGCCCAATTGTTGTCTTTAGTTCTCTTTTCATCCATCGTGTTTGTTGTTTATAATTTTTGGGAAGCGGAATGTTATATTTTTCAGCGCACTCCAAAAGCACAAAATACCACCGCTCATCTAGGGCTTCTTTTGCTTTCTTAAACATTGCAAGTTTTTCTTCCCTTTCTTCTTTAGATAAGTTTTGACTAACGAGTTTGTCCGGATGCAGCTTTAAAGCAATCTTTTTAAACAGCTTAGAAAATATCTCATGAACCTCATCTTCCTCTTCATCTTCCTCTTTTGGTTTTATCTTAATGTTTTCACCAGGCATGTCGTTATCCTCGGAGACACCTTCGTAAGGGGCTATTCCTGTTGACCCGCTGTAGTGAGAGGAGGCATCAAACGTGTCATCCAAAGTAGTTCCGTAGAGTTCCTCCAAGTGCTCCGCATGCTTCCGATTAAGCTCATCTAAATCAATATGGTGTCTCTTACAAAACTCCTCATAATACGACTGAAAGTCTGTTGCTCCTGTGCTGGCAATTTCTTTAATTAAGTCTAATTCGTCATAGGTATAGCGCAACTCATTGAGAAGCTTCTTCCATTTAAGTTTGTCAGTGACTGCCACACTATAATTATCTATTTAAAGTCAAATTCAATTCTAGCTGAGATCTTTAATTCGGGAATGTGTCCGTGATTAGCCAGCTTGTGTTTGCGCGCTGCATCAAATTCTAAAAACCAATCGGCATGACCTTTTTCATGAATGATATCTAAGAAATAATCTTTGTGGTGTCCACAGTTTTCCGCCATCATAGTATAAAGCTTTTGATTCAGGCGCTCGGTCTCAGCCGCGTCAGCTTTAATCTCTTCCACCTTGCCAAAGCCCATCGAACTTACATCATGAATCATGAGGGTGGCATCCGGATCCATATAGCGATGACCTTCTGCTCCAAAACTAAACAGCACTGCGCCACACGACATAGCTTTCCCCTGGACAATCGTGGCCACTGGCAGCGTCGAGTGTTTGATATCTGAAATCATCGACATCAGACTGTACACCTGTCCACCGTAACTATCTATAATTACTGGAACAATCGGTTGTCCTGTATTGTGCGCCTTGTTCATTTTGGTGCAAAACTCATTTGCTGCAGCTTCGTCAAACTTCTTGACTCTGATGATAACCGGCAGGTCATCGACTAACTCTTTCTCTTTAAGGAGTGGACTAAAATATTTTATTACTTTCATTGTTTATCCCAATATCTTAAACGTCTTACCAATGGCGTATGTGGAGAATCCCCACTGTTCATCATATTTCAGGCGCGCCATGTAAGGTCTGTTTAAGTAAATACGATCCTTCTCAGGTTTTACACCCCAACATCTAATCTTTGTCTGTTGATTGTTGCTATCGATCACTTCCACAATCCAATAAAGCTTCCCGTTCTTGGTCTTTCTCTCGACAATTTTACGAGGAATAAACCAACACACCAAAAGTTCACGATCAAATTCAGAAATTGGAGGAACTCCTCTCGATTGTAAGTGTTCTATGGTTTCTAAGCTAATAACCAAGTTAATAGGAAATACCCCAGTCAAATCAGTTTTAAACTGAATGATTTCTTCTTCCGAGAAATCTCCTTCTGGCTTAAACGTTTCGATGTTTTCGGCCAATTTCTTCAAACTCTTCGGTCGATCTACGATACATGCAGACCAAAAGTGCTTCCGACCTGTGAACCGATCATCAACAATGTGGTCGAGGGCTCCGCCGCGACACAAGGCGTCTAATGATTTCTTATTCAGTTTGCCGTACACAACTTCTTCACGAAACAAAAGATCTTCCGCATTTGTAAACGGACGGTTATTAAGAATCTGCTCAATGGCAGCCATCCCCAATCCCTTAATAGAGGTGAGCGGCTGAATGAGAGTCTTGCCGTCTTCGCTAATCTCCCACACCGTTCCCGACTTGTTGATATCTAAGGGAGCAATCTTAAATCCAAACTGCTTAGCGATGTTAATAGCCTTTTCCTTTCTACTCTCAGGCTCTTTATCAAGAAACGCTGCCATCCACTCGACAGGATAATAGTTCCAGAGCCAAGCGCACTGGAATGAAATAATACTATAACTGACAGCATGCGACTTGTTGAAACCATAGCCCGAGAAGTACTCGAACTTGTCCCATAGCGATTGGGCTGCGTCCTTATCTATACCCTTGTCAAGACACCCATTAATGAATTTTGTATGCAACTTTTGTTTGACGCTTCCTTTGCCGGTGCCCTTCTTAGTGAGCACCTTACGAAGCATGTTGCCTTCATCTAAGGTCAAGCCTCCAAGCTTGTGAGCGAGAAGTGCAATTTGTTCCTGGAAAATAAGGAAGCCGTATGTTTCCTCTGTAATTTCTCGCGCCTCGTCAGAGAGGTATGAAATATACTGAGGGTGGCTCTTGGCTTCTACATAGTCTGCGTCCACTCCTGCGGAGAGAGGACCGGGTCTAAAGATAGACGTAACGGCCGACACATCAATGATGTTTTCCGGCTTTCCTCTCACGCAAAAGCTTTGTGCTCCGGTTTCCGTAAACTGGAATATACCAGCCCAGCGTCCAGCATGAAACACTTTCTTGTAAACCTCTTGATCGTTCATGTCTATAACGTCTGGATGTAAGTTCTTGGCGTAATAGTCTTTTACTTGCTCGAAGGTGGGATCCTCCACGCCATGATGGCGGCGCAAAATATGTTCAATACATCCCTCCATCATCTTCAGCGTTGATAGCCCCAACAAATCAAACTTAATGAACCCCATCGGCTCAAGATGTCGAACGTTCTGACCTTCGGACCAGGGAGTCTGTCGCACTCCACCCGAGTTAATCAAAGGCATGCTTCTATCTAGGTTCTCGGCAATCACCACACCACCAGCGTGGCGAGAGCATGAGCGTACCTGTCCAACCAAACCCTCAACGTGAGCTTTGACTGCTGGGTGTGTTGCTAGATATACCTGGAGGGAAGGTGAGAATTCCATCACCTCTTCCCACGTCGGTGCATACACACCAGCTTTAATACCGTGCTTCTTCTTAGCAATCGGTGTCGCTTCGCGGATCATGACACCAGTCACAGTGTTCGCTTCGATGAAGGGAATACCATACAGTTTTGAAATGTCCTTAATGAGCGAGCGAAGCTGCAGCGTGTTCCAATTGGAAATTGGGGCTACTGTGTCCTCTCCCCACATCTCTACAAGTTTCTCCTTCAAAAGCATACTATCAGAGACATCATAATCAATGTCTGGATAGTCGGTTGCATCTGAACGCAAGAAGCGAGAGAATAGGAGTCCGTGTTTGATAGGATCAACCTGCGTAATACCGAGGGCATATGCCACAAGAGAACCAGCGGCTGACCCTCGACCTGGACCTGCTAGCATCATGCTAGTGGCCACATCAGCGATTGCCTTCATAGTCAAGAAATACTTAGAGAATCCTCGATCACCAATAATGTCTAGCTCGCGCTCAAGACGCTCAATGTAGGCTTGATTGGTGTGTAGTCCTCTTTCTCTCAAACCTTCGAGAGAAAAGTTGGTTAAAGCTTCTGTATCCGTGAACCCAGCGGGTACCACAAACGACGGAAGCCGTACCGTGTTGTCGGGGAAGAAGGTGTCGATTCGCTCGTGCGCGATTGTGTAGGTTTCCTCGATAGAATTAAGCACAATATCATCATCGTAATCATAGTCTTTAGCATACTCCTTATAAGATTCCCACATTTGATCGCCGTTCTTTGGATACAATTCATATCCAATTTCTTCGACGCCGTCGGGTAAATCGCTATCTTCTGCCCAAGAGGGTGTGCCTTTACCAAGCCAACCAAGACGCTTGTAAAGTTCTCGGTCCTTCCAAGCGTCAGGGTTGGGGTAATGGCTATCGGCTGTAGAAATCAGTCCAACGCCAAACTCTTTGGCCACTGTAATAATATGTTGATTCAGCGCGTGCTGTTCTGGGATATTGTTCCATTGTAATTCGGCATACCAACGATCACCAAAGATATCGACCATTTGGCGGGTAGTTTCGCGCATTGCTTCCAGCACTGCTTCGTCACCTTCCTCTCTGTTTTCCCAATAATTTCCTGCATATACGCCCCCCAAACATGCGGAAGTGGCAATGATACCTTCGCCATACTTTTTTAAGAGTGCGTAATCTACGCGAGGATAACGGTAATAGTTTTCAGGCTGGTAAGATTCTGAGATTAGTTTAAAGAGGTTGTTTAGCCCCGTTTGGTTCTGTACTAGTAGTACAAGATGGCGCCTTCTACGGAGTAGATCTTGCACCTTTTTGCTATCCCCTTCGTCCTCTACTGTGGCGCCCGATTGTTCTTCTTTTTTGATAGAGCGTGCCTTCTTTTTGTCTTCCATGGCGCGAGTGTACTCTTCCCGCCAATCTTTCAAGGAAGGCAAAAAATAAGCTTCGCACCCAAAGATAGGCTTAAAAGCTTTACCTTCTTCTTGCATCTTCTTAGCATGCAAGACTTGATATGCTAGCCCATTCATGTTGCCATGATCAGTTAACGCCAATGCATCGCTTCCATTCTCATAAGCGAAGTCCATGTGCGCGTTCGGATAGCCAATAGCATCAAACAATGAGCCTGCCACGCTATGCGCATGCAAGCCAACAAATTTAATCGTAGTTTTTTTATGGTTCATTCTTCATCCTTTATAAGACATATTTTAGCATGTCGGTGGGGTCCTGTCAAGTCTTTATAAGGTTTAGTAATAATATTATCTGATCCTAAAAAAGCTTTATAATTTTTCCACTCTGAAAGATCATGAAACCATTCTAATTCTAAATGCTCACAGTCCGTCACATCAACTTTATCAAACACTGTGGCAAAATCAAAACTTCTAGCTGACCATCTTTGCTCTAATGGTAACTTTTGGGAAGGAAACTTTTCTCCTTCGAGCGGTGGTAAATACTCCCGACTCGTTAGTTTGTTTACATTTCGCCTGCATTGTATAAAATCCTTTCCTCTCATGGTGAAAGACAGCGGTAGGTTGTCTTTTACTGTTTTATTGTAATAGGTAGTAAAAAAATTGGAATTTTTATTGGCAATTTTTTTGCGGTGATCGCGCAATGAATAAACATCATAAGCTGCCAGAGGGAAGGAAATAAAATATTTTTCTGGCACGAGCCATTTAGATATTCGGTTTCCCACCCACCATGCCGAATTTACGCCATGCAAAACAGACCAACCATAAGAATCGCGCCGGCTACGATCACGCACATCTATAGGCACATAATAAATAGGTATTTCCTTTCGCACTTCTTTATAAAATCTAGTCATGGTCCGATTATAATACACCGGATCGTATACCCATTCCCCTACAGTCTTGCGTACAATAGGAGCTAAGTCAGCGTTGGCCACAATCCAAATGGTATCGCAACCTGCCATGGCACATTCAAAAACCGACTTTTGAATGGCTGTAAAACCAGCGTTGAGCGGCAACATACACACGGGCACCTCCCCATCGTAATCTGTTTCCAAATTAGCGAGAGGGATAATGCCGGCAACGTGTACAGTTCCACTCACAAAGTTCTCAGAAGTCGATGGTTACCCAGATAAAGCGACTGGCAATCTCTGAGTAGATCTTCTTCTTTAACTTTTGGAATCTCAATTGGGCTCTTTGTCTCATGGGCACTCTCCTTTTTAAACGTTTGTTGCGCCTTTTGCTTTCGGCGGCTGAGATGTGTTGTTCTAAATTTATAATGTTTTGGTTTTCCATTGGGTCCATATCCATTGAATTTTCCTTTCATTCCTCTCTTCTCCATTTCATGAATCATTTTAAAACGGGCCATGGTTTCGGAATAGTCAAAGTCTAAAAGTTGTTGGTCAGTTAAGTGTGATACCACACAAGCATCCTTAACAGCAGTATTGCCATCAATTCTGTCGGAAGGATAAAACCATATTTGCTTAACGAAAGCATCGTCAGTTTCAATGTAGTCAATGTTATGCTTCCCTCCTCGATTAAATGATATCCAATCATAACATATGTATGTGGGGTTGTCAACCTTTTTATAGTTTAAAAGTTTATGACAATTATTGTCACCAAAATAATAACAATGATTAAATTCCACCGTTCCTATCTTTGAATATTCATTAGACAAAATGAGATTTTCTCCAGTATATCTCATCGACTTGCATAGGTTTGCTGCAGGTACTTTTCCGCAATAAGAAAGGAGAAACATTAATCTCTCCCATAAAAGCTCTTTTGGGATCCCTACCTTTTTATCTTCGCCAAAAGTTTTTAAACGACTTTCAACATTCTCGAGACACAGAGAAGATAAGTCCTGGTTGGGGCTCAAATAATCAAAACGAAAAGGGCGTTGCGCTTCAGAAAAGAAAACTGGCAATTCATTATTAAAAGCGAACATCAAAGCTTCAAGCGAACTACCAATCACTATCTTATCGTACTTAAGTATTACTTATCACCTCTACCACTGTTGTTCCTGGGTGGGGGTTGACAACAATTTTCTCGCCACTACGCAGACATATCCACATGCCCTCCCAACGTTCAAGGACCAAGACAGGGTCAGACCAACCCTCATCGTCCAGCCTGGGAGAGACAATGTCCCAATTAATTGCTACACCGGAATCATTATATTCGTGATTAGTGTGAACCCAGTCATCTCGGTATCTTATTAGATCTCCAACTTTCATTCGTCTTCTTGAATCTCATCAATCAACTGTTGAATATCCAGGCCTGCGCAATCAATCTTTCTTTTGCTACAGTGGTAGTGACTCACAATACCAGCAAACTTACCATATACTACTTCTTGTACATAACGTGTTTCTGTCTTGTCAAATTGATTAAGAGGGGTTTTAAACTCTACTTTGGTGGCCGCTTCAATAGCCTTCCATAAGGCTTGGGCTGCCTCAATCTGAGCAGGGTAGAAATCTAAAAATGGCTCGAGCTTGTCACCATGCACCCATGCATCTGTTTTCAAAGGTCGTTCCCCGTGCCCATTCCTCTTATACCAATCTTGATATTTAAGATAATAAGCATTAGTAATTTCAACCCCCACAGAAGCACGGTTCACGCGGCTCGTTCCGGCGTGCCATGCAGCATGTTGCATATCCATAGTCTGATAAATAGTGCCATCATTATCGATTAAAAAATGTACAGAGATTCCCCTTTTGTTAAGAACCTCTTGACAAGTGCGAGAATTTAAGCACACATCCCAATGATTTACAAACAATCGAATACTACGTTGAGGTCTTCCTGAATAGTTGTAGTAATTTCCAGCCTTAGTGGCTATTCCTTCTGACTCGGACCACAAGACTACTTTCTCCCATTCAATGGGAATAAAGTTGCCGTTATATACTAAATGGTTTGAGTATTGAGGTTCTTTCTCTTTAGCCTCATCAATAGTGCACTGTCTTTCAGTCCAAATACGCCCAAAAGTCATGGGTCCGCAGAGCCCGTCGGCCAATAGTCCACGAATACGTTGCCATTTTTTAATAGCTCTAACTAATTTTTCATCAAAATATTTCTCGCCAAACCATGACGGCTCCCATCCCAATCGTGTTGATGACGACTGGTTATAAAAGTCTTTGTCCATTATTGTGGTTCCTTTCTATAAGATGCCTACAACATAATTATCGAGAATTACAGTAAACCTCTCTTTCTGGATAATAATTTCTTCTATCATGCTTTGATTAACTATAATTTGGCCGCCCTCTATAAGAGTCTCCGCAAACCGTACGTCTGAAGCCCACCCCTTCACGATTCCCACAGCATACATCTCTTGTGTAGGCGCATAATCTTGCGGCAGCACTACTCCCGAGGCTAATTCGGCAGGAGCATCCGGCGGCATTTCCACATGAATATATCGATTAAGTGGCTTAAACATCTCCTACCTCGCACTTAATAATTTTCTTGTGTGTTTGGTATTCTTCTTTTGTTAGGAAGATTTCTTCTCGACACTCGCATTTTTTACAATACATGGATATATGAACGTTGTCGCCAGCCGTAGCACGAATTTTACCACTAGGGCTCCAATAGCATTCGTCCACGTTCCTCCTTTTGCATATTGCTTTCATTCTTTTTTCATTCAACAAATAATTAAAATTCACATTTACCTCTCGTTTTAAAATGTCACTTCGCATGCTTCGCCATCACAAAATTTTGTTCCGGTGCCTTGCTCTTCCACAACAAGCCTTTGAATAGGGCGAATAGATTTAATTAGTTCTTCGTATTTTTCTTTAGTAATCGATTCATATGGAGCCTGTTTATAGCCAGTTTCTTCATGCTTCAAAAAAGAAACAGCCTTAAGGCGCGTCTCATACATCTCCAAGGCATCTTTAATCTGAGGGGCTTCCTCAGGCTTGAAGGTAACTGTTACCGAAACTGAATTATCAGCCCAGTAATATTGATATTGGGCAGCAATTTCCAACTGTTCCCACATGGTAGCATTTCGCTTGCCTTTCTTAAAATAAGGCTCATGAACCGGGAACTCCACCACAGCCGTATTGGGAGAGTACTCGTCGTCTTCTATGTAATAGCCCGCCTTACGCAAGGGCTCGAGCATTTCTGAATACTTTGAGAACCGAATGCGACGAATATAATATTCATCCTCGGGAAAATGAATACCAGGCGTGGAACCATTCAATAGAGATACCGTTCCCGAAGGCTTAATAGACGTCGTTCTAATCGATTTAGGGATGCAGAGCCAATTGGAATATTCTTCGTCAAGCTCCTTAATGTATTCATAAGCCTCGTTGCACCATTTATATATCTCGCGACGACCATGCTTGTTAAAAGCTTGGATTACTCCAGACTGTGACAACCCAATACGACGGTTTTTAAGCATCTTAGCATTTGTTTCAGGCCAATGAGTGTTAGATAGGGTAATCGTTTTTCCATACAAGTAGGCAATCTTAAGAGTACGCAAGTAATCCTCAAAATCATCATGTTTTGCTGGGAACGTCTCCACTAGGCAGCACAACTCTGCATCCTCGAGTTGTTGTTCTACACAGGGATTAAATCCAGCTATATTAATGTCATCAAGCCGCTCGCCATCCTTAAAGCGTCCACGGCGGCGAGCATTCTCCAGCCAAATGTATCCTGGTTCGCCGTTCTGTTGGCTTTGCTTAGCGTGCCATGTATAATCCATTCCTACCACGGCATTAAAAGAATTGTTAGAGCCCCATCGATGATGATAAAGCTTTTCTTGATCGTTCTTCATTTGAAGGTAATACATATCATCGTGCTTTCCCATCGCCAAAGCAGCAGAGCGCCTAACGTTGCCGGCTACTACACAACGCCCAATAAGATTCTCTGTATCTACAATATCCACAGACGTGATGATTTCTCCAATCTTAGGAGTATAAAGTTCTGTCAAAGAGTGATGCAATTCTTTTAGAGGCTCGGGACCACTCGACGTTCCTCCGAAGCCTCGGATGGGAGCGCCCAACGGTCGAATTGCAGAATAGTCAAATCTGGGAATTTTTTGGCCGAAAAAAAATCCGTCCAGCAGCATATGAACCGAATTTACCCACCCTTCCCTGGAGTCATCAATCACATGTACGTCATTAGTATATTGGGGCTCTTCGATGGTAATAACTCCAGCCCCTTCGGTGTCAAACCCTACTCCAATGCCCACCATTAGTGCGTCCATCATCCATGCAAAAAGATAGCCCCCCTTAGTGGGGATGTCACGAGTAGATCTAAAAGCACAATTAAACAACCCTGCAGCAGTCCGCTCTTCAACAAATTTGGTCCCCATCATCCACAGTCCGCGGCCCGGAGGCGTCCACTTCAAATTAAACAAGCGATCATAAGCGTCCTTTGCGGTTGCTTGTGCTTTGGCATCATTCCACTCGAGCCCTAGTAAGACTACGTGTTCCTTTTGCATGTTAAACATGCCTTCAATTACTCGGCGGCAAGTTTGCCACCACTCTTCAGTGCCGGTGGCGCCCGGTTCGAATTCACTCAACCTACGAGCATATGTCCGCTTAAACGTAACATATCCTAACGGTCCCCATGGAATCTCAGCTACTTTATATGGTTCAACAAAAGTATCCGATAATCTAAATCTGCGAATGTTGTTTAAAGTTCTCATATGTTTATATCCCTCTTTTTATCCTTCTTAAGTTTTTCATATTTCTGTTGCAATAAGTCTCTCTGCATCGACGCGTCCAGAGTAACGGGGTTTAATGGCACCTTGCCTCCCGGCATGTGGGGATTGTTCTTAGGCAATATTCTAATCTTTACATTAGAGGTGTCCATCAGAATGGGAAAAACAATACCATCGGGTCCGTTTCTATTTTTCGCTATAAAAATCTTTCCTAAATTCTTCTGTTTATCTTCAATGGTTCTTGATACAGAGAAGATGAAATCTGCAACAAAGCATTTGTTAAAGGCTTCGGAGATTTGTTCCATCGTGATCACTTCGGCATTGAGTCCTGACCGGTTAGTTTGCGAGGCTGTCCAGATAGGACACTGAAACTCGGTCGAAAGAGAACGCAACTCTTCGTAAATGGATTCCAATTCATTCCTCTTTTCCTTGCGCACTGTCACTGGCTTAAGTAAGTCGCCGTAGTCTACAATGATCACACCAGGCTTAACGCCTCGCTTTACCAACTGAGAGAGGTGAGCCCGAATAGTATTAGTAGACGCAGACTTCGTAGGGTATTCTTTAATAATCAGCGAGCCTTCTAGTTCTTTAACTTCTTCATATACTTCTTCTTTAAAATTAATAATATCAGATAAAGGATATCCTGTCAAACAACTATCATAACGATTTGCAATTACGGTATCTTGAAGCTCTAAAGTATAATGGATAACTGTCTTTCCTTCTTGGAGCGCATTCACTCCTAAGTGTACCAGAACCATAGACTTGCCGGCGCCAGTTGGCGCAATCACCACTCCCAATTCGCTCTTACCAAGCCCTCCTCCAAAAATATTATCAACCTCGTTCCACCCAGTTGTAACAGGACAACGGTGCTTGGGTGCAAAGCGCTTTTCAAAGTCGGCCAAGTAATCATAACCAAAATTGTTTTCGGATCCTAGTTTGAGTGCGTCATTTATGGTTCTAGAAATCTCATCAAACGAACAGTTCTGTAGAAGATTCACAGACTTAAGCATTGCCTCTTTAAGGTTCTGCTTACGACAAAAATCAATTGACTGTTCCTTGATATACTCGACATCTGTTAACTCACGCTGGTGAATACGCGCAAAGTATTCGCGCACCTGCTTTTGAATTACTGCGTCTTCATCTTCTAGATCTGTGCGCAGTATTGTCATGACTGCTTCGACCGAGGGGTGCTTATTGTACCTGGCGCGATAAGCTATAATCTTGTGTACAAATACCCTGAGATATTGCAATTCTAAGAAATTGATATCTAAAACTTCTGTAATTTGATCTGCAAATGGACGATCTTCAAAAATTAATTGTACTAAGCCTTCTTGAAAAGCTTTTCCATAACGCCCAAAGTTAATATTTTCGGCAGTTGCCAGCATTGGTTCCCCTTTGTAATATGTTGTGTCACTAATAACGATAGCGCTAAACAGCTTCGTCTTTTTTCTTCATGTTGCAGTTATAGTTGATGCGATTCAAGGCAGTTCGAAGATCTTCCCAGTTTAACTCTCCGAAGCCATCCTCTCTCATCATGCGTATAATTTCTGTCTTATTAAATGTACATTCAAAGTTTTCAATAGCCTCTTTCACAACCATTTTAGATTGAAAAGACATCTGAGGAACGTACAGTTGCATCATTGTATAATTATGTTCAACAACCTCCTTTCCCTCCACAATATTGGAAAAGAATTTAAGTTTACTGTTTGTTTTTTTGCAGAAATCTATAACCTCTTGAATTGTATAAGCTTTCTCGGCCGATAAAAAATTGAGCCTTTTTGCAACCGTCGCAAAGCCGGCGCCCTTGATCCCCGGAAGGTTATCCGAGGGATCGCCAATGATGGCGCGCGCTAGTGCCATGTTGGTGGGGTGCACTCCCATTTGTTCCACAATGCGCTGTTTGTTTAGGACCTCTTTCTTGGTAGGTCGATATAACACCGTCTCTTCGTCGCATAACTGCATAAAGTCCTTGTCATTGGAGACAATAATTTTTTGCCATCCTTTATAGTATTCCATCTGGGTGAGATAAGCAATCACATCGTCAGCTTCAATCTCTGGGATGATCGTTTGCACAATGGGCATTTCATTAAGGTACTCCATCACTCTCACCTGTTGCCAAGTTTTGTTTTCTACTACTTCGTCCTCTGAAAGGTTATGGAAAGCACGGTTTAAGCGCAAAGGTTTGCGACCGTCCTTATAGTTTTTGTCCATAATCTTTCGCCTCTTTGAGCCATTAGGTCCGTCCCAAATCACTGCGATTTCGTCTGGATTTGTTTCTCGCACTAGCTTCTGTAGGATTTTCATAAACCCTTTGATTCCTCCAATGGGTTGTCCATTAGAGGAGAGGCTCGGATCTACAATATAAGCTCTCAAGTATGCGTTTAACGCATCAATAATCAACACTCTTTTCATTCGTTATCTCCAGTATCATTACAAATTATGTGGCCATTCTCATCAAGGGGAGGCAAAATTTCGTGAGCAGTGTCGCCGGGACACCAACAATTCAAACCACCAGGACATTTATCATTTCTCAATTCCAATCCCGGATCACATGCACACAACCACACCACTAACATAATCACAGTCTATAGCTCCCGACTTCATCGTCATCAATAGTGTATACCACACGTTTCACGCCTACATATTTCAACGCCGCATGACACATGGAACAAGGCTTGCTCAATCTATATTGGTCATCAGTTTTTCCTACGCGAGCCACATA